AAATGGAGGTGTGATTCCATTTGTACCAAAATTTTTAAAATTAAGATTTTTATTGTTTAAATTTACAGCGTTTGTAGTATATACTGGTTTATATACACTTAATCTATTTTCTTCATAATAAGGAGGTATTGATGAATTACTAATTGGTGCCAGATTAGTAAATTGTTCTGTTTTATATTTTTTTTCACAATAATCTAAAAATAATATTATTAAAAATAAAATTATTATCCAAAAATATATTTGATCCATATAATATATATTTATAAAAAAAAGTTTGTTTTTTTGTAAAATAAAAATAATTATTATAAATATATGATATCATTAATAATCACATTAATTGTTCTTATTTTATTTATAATTATTACAATTTATGGCATTAATTCATTTTTATTTAATGTTGTAGATAAATTTGTATCTAAAAATGAAAATTTTGAAAATTATAATCAACATAATCAACTTATTCAACATAATCAAATACCAAACATGGATAGTTGTAAAAAATTAGATAATATTTCAAGAAATATAGTTAATACACAAACTGGTACAAATATCCCATTAAACCCAATTCAATACAATGATCATATTGGACAATTAAATATCTATAATGATAAAAAAAATGATGAATTAAAACAAGGTAAATTTTGTGCTAATCAAAACGAATTACTTTATGATGGTATCTGGAAATCTGATATGAATAATTTACAAAATGGTTTCTTAAATCAAAGTTGGGAATTAACTAATGGAAATGTTATCAATAATTATGTTTGTTCGGATAAATTTATTCAAACAAATAAAACATTACCACATGATTACATAGATTGTACTACAACACCTGATTTAAAGGAAGAAGATACAACTATTTATTTCAATGATAAAAAAGATGACCCATTGGATTTACAAATTAATTGTTTTCCTGAAGAATTTAATAAAGGAATTACTCCAAATACAAGAAATTTTATTTAAAAACATATTCCTATTATTATATAAAGTATAAATAATGAATATAATATTATATTTTTTATATTCAATTTATAATTATTTTTTTAATTTTATTTTTCTAATAAAATTTTATTATATTGAAAATTTTCAATTAAATAATTATAATTTTATGGATACTAATATATTTACTTTTGTTTTAAATAAAAATAATAAATTTAAAGAAAATAAATTCTTTTTAACAAATTTACCTTTTAATCTTAAAAACACAAAAGAATTTCAATTAACAAAAAATGTACATTTTACAAATAATATTCATCAGAAATCTATTAATAATATATTAATTATAAATGTATCAAATTTACATAAATTCACTGATGATTATTTAGATTATGATACATATAATATTTTTTATACAATAAATTTACAAAAATTAAAAAAAGATTTTGGAGGTATTTTTTTTATAAACCAACATTTTACACGAAATATTTTTAAATATAAGTTTATATGGTTTTTTACTGAAAAAAATTTTAGTGGATATTTATTTAATAAAAAATTAATTAATTCGGAAAAATAATAAATATATTATATAAAATTATATGGCAAATCCAAAAATAAATTCAAAAGATATTATTTATAATCTAGGTAAAAAAGGTTCTGTAGATAGAACACTTCATGATAAACTAAAAGAAATGGTTAGTGTTAAAGATTTCGGTGCTAAAGGAGATGGAAATCAAGATGATTCAGATGCTATTCAAAATGCAGTAAATTCATTTAATGAAAATTCATTCATGAGTGTCCAAGGTGATGGTAAATTATATTTCCCAAAAGGTAGATATAAAATTACAAAGAATATAATTTCTAAAAAAGCAATTAATTATCAAGGAGATGGTGTAGAAATTTCTCAAATATATTCATACAGTGGCGCTTCATTTGTTCATGATAGTAAATTTGTCGGTTCTAATGAAGATGCTAATCAATTTTCAATGAATGATATAAGAATTTATGTTGCTGAAAATCATCCAGGTAGTGTTTTAAGTTTAAGTTTCATTGATGGAGCTGCTATTTCTGATGTTAATATTAGAAATGTTGAAATTCTGGGTGCTCATGTAAGTATTAGTATTAAGAATGCTATGAAATTATATAATTCAAGAATTGTAAGATTAGAACAATGTAAATTTGTTGGAGATCAAGATAAACTTCAATCATGGGATGATATTCAGAGTGATAGGGCTTTATTAATATTGGGTGATAAAAATCCTTGTGAAATTTATTTAAGTGATTGTTTCTTTATGTTTTGGAAAACAGCTATTTATGTTGGTGGAAATGCGGAAGGAGTTAATATTAGAGATATGGCTATATTAGCTGTTAGAAATGGTATTGTTTATAATAGTAACTGGTCAAGTAGTGGCTCAAGAAATATTCATGCTGAACCATGGTTAAGTATTTTTGGTTCTCATATTAATGCTTCTAGATATTGTGTCCATTTAACAAATGTAATTCAATTTAATATAGGAAATAATCATATTTATGGACAAAATTATTCTAATACTGCTGAAAAAGAATTTAATGCTATTACAGTTGCAAATGATTTACCAAAAGAATTTTGGGGTGCGTATCATATTAAAGGGAATATTCATGATAATTATATTAGTTTAATTCCACAACACCTAACACCTGAATCAGCAAATGGTGTTGTCATTAAAACAGGTATAGCCACAGAAAGCACCTTGATTCACGGAAATCAATATCAAAATTTAAATAGAGGTATTTGGTTACAAGAAAATACACAAGAGTGTGTTGTAGGACCTGTACAATTATTTACTGCTTGTAAAAATCCTATTGTTAATCAAGGTACAAACAATAAAATTTTATTTAAATAAGTTATAATAAATTAAACAATACATAATTAAACTATTAACTAAATTAATAATTTGATATTCAATATGTTGTTTAGGAACAATTTTTTCTGAAAATAAATAAAAAGTAGAATTATCTTCTTTTTTTAAAATTAATTTAAATTTATTATTACTTTCTGGTACAATATAGAATATAAACCCCATATTATTTTCAAAACAAATATAATTCGAATTTAATTTTTTTATATATTTCCAATAATTTACCATTATACTATCAAAAAATATTTTTTCATATTCAATTGATTTTTCATTATTATATTTTAATAATTTACTATATATTTCTTTTTCTTCCATGTTTTTTTAATATCCAATTAAAATTAAATCAATTTTTATTACACCACATACATTTTTTATGTAATATAGAGCATTTAACACATATTTCTGGAAATAAATATAAATATCCAAATGGATTGCATACATGATCAGGGTTTGAATATCCATCTACTTTTCGGTTATTACAAATGTTACATAATCTTCCTCTACATGGTGACATTGGTATTTCATTATTATGTATAATATGTAAATCACATATATACTCTTTTTCTTCTTTATTTATTTCAATCATAAATTATATAATAATAATATTATTATATTAATAAATATTCATTTTTTAAAAAAATTTAATTTAATATGTATTTTCGTAAATCAATAATAAACATTTGTGTTTCCATATCCCACGTATCAAAGAAATTTGCTACTTCTCCAAATTTTTTATTATTTTCTGAAAATTTTAACAAATTATCATCCCCTCTCAACTCATTACTCATATTATTTCTATGATTAATAGCAATTAATATAAAACTATATGGAACATCTAATATTTGCTCGAATCTATTTTCTGTAAAATATTTATGCTCACCTCTTACACATAAATCATCAAATCCTCTTTTTTCCCAAAATTTTTTTGTATATGCCATCGATGCCTCTGACAAAGAAATTGGACCATCTGAACTCATTGAACTAACATTAGTTAATATGTTATATGTACCAATTAATGTTGAACCTAAACATTCAATTCCATCTTCTTTATATTTTAATAATAATTTTATTCTTGCTAATATGCTTTCAGGAGGATAATAATCATCATCATCCATATGTATTATGTATTCACTTGTAGCATTAGTTACTCCTATATTTCTTTTTGATGCTACTGTCATTGGCTCTTCCGTACTTCTAAATCTAATGTATTTCACATTTTTCATATGACTTACTAGGTCTTCTACACTATCCATATCATTTGGACTATCATCAACAATTACCCACTCAATTTTATTTCTAGGATAACTAAAATTTTCAAAATTATTTAATGCCATACTAAATAATTTTCGTCTATTATATGTCGGTGTAATAATAGATACTTTCGGCAAATCTTTACCAATTATTTTATCTAATTTTAAAACATAATCTCCATCTGATGTTACTTCATGCTCAGGTAATCGCAACCCATTCAATGTATATTGCATAAAATCATAATTTACTTCTTGTCCTTCAATATCTGAATAATCTTCCTTTTGAATAGCTACCATCGGATTTGTCATATAACACTTAAAATTAGGATGCACCTTCTCCAAATAATATCTATCTACTTCTCCTTCATAATTTTCCAATTCTAATAATTTATTAACAAATTCTTTATCTTGTAAATTTATAAAATACGCATGTGTCGTCCATGTTTGTACTCTCGTATAATTTTTATTTTTAGTATCCATAATCCTATGTACTGTTCCACCTAAATAAATCATATTCCAATCACTTGGTGGCTCTTTTAAATCTTTTATTGAACTAATAAATTTTACATCATCTTCAAATATTAGTATTTTATCATATTTGTTATCAATAGCATTTTTTATTAAATGTAAATGAGATTCTAAACATCCTCTTTTTGGATTATTATGTTTTTCTGGTCTATAAAACTCAAACTTAATATTTTGTTTTTGAAATAATTTTTCAATATATTTTTTTTTATCATTCCTTTCAATTAAATTTATGACATAAGTTGGACAATTTTTTAAAAGTTGGCTCATATTATATAATATAATGAATTCTTTTTTAAACTGTTTTATATTAACATCTTATAATTAATTGTTATAAATTAGAAAAAAATAATATGTAATAATTTTTTTTTAATTAATAGACATAATCTTTTTCATGTAATGAAATATTATTTATTAATTCAATTTCATATTTTCCATTAGATGCTTTACCATTTTCTTCAGCACGTTTCATTAATGTCTGTTGTGCAATATTTTTATTTTCATTCTTACCTTCCCATACATTTAAAACACTTGCTTGAAGTGCTCTTCCATATGAAAAAGTTAATCTCCATGGTTTTTCTGTTTTATATTTATTTATTTCATTTAATGCTGTTGTTGCTTCGACTTCAGACATACCACCTGATAAAAATACTACACCTGGCATATTTACTGGAATTGTATTTTGAAAAGCAGTTAATGTATGAATTGCTAATTTTTCACAATCTAACTCTTCATAAGAAGATACACCAGGGCGAACCATATTTGGTTTTAATAATGTACATTCAATATCAACATGATGACGAATTAATTCTCTATAAACCACACTAAGTACATTTATTGTGATATCACGTGATTGTAGTGATGTATGTGTTCCATCCATTAAGATTTCAGGTTCTACAATTGGTACAAGACCATTATTTTGACAAATAGATGCGTAACGTGCTAAAGTTACAGCATTTTCATGAATTGCTAAATCAGATGGTAAATTTTTTTCAATATCAACTTTTAAAACAGCACGCCATTTAGCAAAACGAGCACCAGCTTCATAATATTTTTTACAACGTTCATCCAAGTTATCTAAACCTTGGGTTACTGTTTCATTTTCTGTATTATATAATGGTTTAACACCCATATCTACTTTAATACCAACTACAATATCTGAATCTAATAATGATTTAATTAATAATTCATCTTGATTTGTTTTATCGAATAATGTTTCTTCATAAGTAATAACACCACTAATATGTTTATTTAAATCAGGTGTTGTAAATAATAAATCACGATATTCTACACGATTTTCATGTGTATTATCTAAATTAATATTAGAAAAACGTTTACCTATTGTACCCGTACTTTCATCTGCTGCTAAGATACCTTTTCCGGGCATACATATTTTTTGAATGGTTTGTTTTAATTCTTCTTTTTTCATTATAATTATAAATAGTAATTTTATTTTATATTTATTTATAATTCGAAGTAATTATTATAAATATATATAATATGAAAGCTGAAGATAAAATTAAATTATTAGGCATAAAATTATACATTCAATTAATTTTATTAGATAAGAATATACTTTCAAAAATTAAAATTAAATTTGATGAAAAGAAGATTAATTTTTTATACAATAATTACAAAAAATTTTTTTATCAAATATCTGAACATTTTATATTTATATCAAAAGATAATGAAAAGAATAATTACAAAATAAATTTTTGTAATAAAAATATAAATCCATGTAAATCAGATTCAAAGAAAAAAAATAATTATGAAATAGTAATATTATTTAATTATAATAATAAAAAAATAAATATACCAATTACTTTATTTCAATTTGATTGTAATAAAAAAAATTATTCAATATTAGAAAAATATGTAAAAAATATTGACACTTTATTAATGAAAGATGTTTATTTAAAACAAAATATAAATAATATTCTTATTTTAGAAAAAAAATAATTTAATTTAATGATGCTATTAATTCATCTAAATTCACATCTACGACTTCATCATAACTAGGTAATTCTAATTTATCTGTTTCTTCTTTATTTTCTTCATTATTTATAGTAGTTACTTGATTACTATTTATTTCATTATTATTTATTAAACTTGATAATGTTGATGATTGAGAATTATTATTTAATTCATTATAATTTACACTATAATTATCAAAATAATCAATGTCATTATTTGATGTTTTTTCTATTTCAACATATTCTGTTTTTACTTTATTTTGATATTTCTCATTTTCATATTCTAAATACATTATATTTAATTTATTTTGTCTTCCTAATCTTTGTGCCCTTCCTATTGTTTGATTAATAATATCTTCATCCATTTTATGAACAAAAATTATATGTGATGAATTTTCTAAATTCATTCCGCATGAAAATAATGATGAATTAGCAAATAGAATTTTAGAATTTCCATATTTATAATTACAAATTGTTTTTTCAATTTCATTTATATTTCCTTTTTCTAAATCTTCATATTCTATTTTATTTTCTTTACAAATACTTTCTAGTTTTTGAAAAATAGTATTATAATTACAAAATATAATTACCTTAAAATCATTATCTTTTAATTCAGTAATAAATTCATTTAAAAAATTAACTTTACTTCCTAAATATTTATTATTTACTTCTTTATTTGTTATTTCATTTGTACTTTCCTGATTAATACAAACTAATTTATTTTCTTTTGCTTCATCATCTTTTTCTTCTAAATTTTCACTTTTAATATACGATTCAATTGTAGTATCTTCCATATTACAATATATACAATTTGTTTTTTTATAAGTAATAAACCATTCTTCTGTACATTTTATACAAATATTATTTTTACAGCAAAATGATATATAACAATTTTTTGAATCTAATAATTCATAACACACTGGACATATATCATTAATTTTTAATTTTTCTAATAATGTTTCTTTTTTTTCTAAATATGAATTCTTTTCATCAATGATTTTATCATAATAATCTTTTAAATTAATTAATAAAGCTTTACTTTTTAAAACAATTTCTAAATTATTTAGTAATTCATAAAATGTTAAAATATGATTTTCAAAATCATTATAATTATCAATAAATTTTAACAAAAAACTATCTACATTTTTTGTTTCATGTATTTTTTTTAAATCATCAAATAATTTTCCAATTTCTTTATTTTTATTTTTTATAACACTATTTATCATTTTAAATACTTTACTTAAATTTTCAATATTGCTCTCATTGATACCAGTATTACTTAAATCTAATGTATATAAATTATAAATAGCTTCATTTAAATTATGAATATACATTTTTAATTCTTTCACATTATTTTTTCGATTAGATACAATAACGTCATAGTAATCTTCATATTCTTTTTCAATAATAGGATTCAAATAAAATTTAAAATAATCTAATAAATTTTCACTTATTTTTAAACTATCTTTTTTAAATACAAATATTGTTGTAATATTATTAATTTGTATATTAAAATCATCTATGTATTTTTCTTTATTTTCCATTTTTTTTTCATAAAAATCTATATTTTTTTTAGAATCTTCTATTTTATTTTTGTAGTTTTCAATAACTGACTTATTTTCCCTAAATATTAATGAAATTAAACTTTTTTCATCTTTTGCTATTATATTATTATAATTTTTATCATTTAATTTATAGTAACAAGCATTTATATTTTTTAATTCATCTTCAGTAATTACATTTACCAGAACTTTATCAATATATAAATTTTTACATAAATAATAATCAACTTTAGGATCCTCTAATACTATTTGACTATCAATAAATTTTTCATCACATACAATAGTTATATCTTCACTCTTTTTATCTTTTAATTTTCCTGAAAAATAACCATTATTATTATCAAAACTAAAAGATGCTGATATAAACATAGTAAATTTAGTATTAAAATTTTGATTTATCAAATTTCCAACATTATCAATTTCATCAATAAATAATCTATCCACATTTATTTCTAAACTTGTCATAGTACTTGCTAATGAATTATAATATGACGAAGTAACTAAAATAATATCTTTATCATATAAAGAAGTAGGTTCATTATATAAATTCAATAAATGTTCATATTCAACGAATTTTAAATAAGATAAATTTTCAGTTAATCTTTCAATACTATAACACCATTGAAAATAAATATTTTGTGGTACAATTATTATGTTTGTTTTTTTAGGTACTTTATTTTGAATATCTTTTTTTTTCAATTCATAAATCATAGATAATACAACAAATGTTTTACCACTGCCGGGTTTATCTCTCATAATAGAAAATTCATTATTTTTTTCAATCTCCAAGCATTTATTTAACATTGCTAACTGATGTTCTTTTAAATTTATATTAATATCATTTGGTTGTAAATATTTTTCACTATTTTGATTTAGTGTCATAATAATAATACTAATATATATCTTAAGTTAAATTTAAATTAAATATAATTTATTTTAAATTAATGATAAAAGAAAAATCAAAAGTGAAAGAATTGCTTTCATTTTAGTTTTTTTATACAAAAATAATTTTACTATTTCTCAAATATTATAAGTAATATTTTATTATCTTTATCTAAAGTAGTATAAATATTTTTATATAGATACTCTTCTTTCACTAAATTCAAATTTTTTGGTGATTTTAATATAATGTAATTAAAGTCATCATAATAACTATTAATAATATCTTTTAATAATATTTTATTTTCTTCTTCATCATGAATAAATAATTCTACATTTTTTAAATTTTTATAATTAGGACCTCCCCATGGCGGGTCAATAAACAATAAATTATAATTATTATTTTCTTTTATTTTATTTACTATTTTTACAAAATCATTATTTTCCAATATTATATTTTCTAATTCTAAGACTTCAATATTATTTTTTAATATATCAAAATGTGTCTTATTTTTCTCTATTGCTAGTACAATATTGAAATATTTTGAAAAACTTATTGTGTCACCTCCAATACCTGCTGTACAATCAATAATATTTAAACTTTTTGTACTAATATTTTTAGATTTAAAAAAATTAATTAATATTGATTTTATCCAGGAAGTATGAATTGGTTTAGTTATACTATATTTTCCTACATTTGTAATTTGTAATTTTTTATCTTTTATTTTTTTCAAATCATTATCATTAAAATAATTTTTTGGATTAAAGTTTTCTATTATAATGGGATCATCTTCTTTAATATTGATGTTCATACTTAATATTATAGTATTTATTTTAAATGTATTTTAAACAAACATTTCATTTTTATATTTTAAAAATAAAAAAAAAAGTGATATAAATAATACTTAATAATATTATATTAAATAACAATGGGAGTGCCTACACTTTTTAAAAAAATTATTGACAATAAATATTATAAAAATATACATAGAGGAATAAAAAATGGACAAACAAATGCTGATTATTTTTTCATGGATTATAATGGTATAGTTTATAATGCTTATGAAAATATTAAAAAGGATATTGAAAAGAATGATTACACAAAAGATAAAATAGAAGAATTAGTTTTAGAAGAAGTTGTTTCATGTACAAAAGCTTTAATTTGTGATGTTATAAAACCAAAAAAACTAACTTATATTGCATTAGATGGTCCAGCACCTCGAGCTAAAATGGTTCAACAACGTTCAAGAAGATTTAAAGCAGTTATGGAAAAAAAATTTATGAAAGACTTGAATGAAAAATTTAAAATGAATGAAAGTAAAGTTATTTGGGACAGAAGTGCTAATATTTCACCTGGAACGGAATTTATGGAAAAGTTAAGCAATCGAATTATTAAAGCTATGAAGGAAAAGACATTTCAGCAACATAATAAAGATATGAAAATTATATTTAATAATGGTAATACACCAGGTGAAGGTGAGCATAAATTTTTAAATTTACTAAGAAATATGAGAACTATGGAATCTAAAAAAAATGATAAAATATATTTGTATGGTAGAGATGCTGATTTAATTATTTTGGCAGTATGTACTCATAAGTCAAATATACATATTGTTAGAGAGATTAAAGCTGAAAATGATCCTAGATTGAATGAAATGTATGAAGGATATACATATTTAGAATTAAATATTGATAATTTAAAAGACGGATTTTATAATGATATCATTCGAAAAGATTCCTATAAAGAAAAAGAAGGTATTAAAATAATTAAGAAAAGTAAGGTATCATTATTGAATGATTATATATTTTTAACATTTTTAGCTGGTAATGATTTTGTATTATCTTTACCATTTTTAAAGATTAAAAAACGGTCATTGGAAAAAATTATTAATATTTATCAGGAAATAAAAGATGATTTTGAAGATTATTTAGTAAAATTCGATTTTAGAAAAGATAAAAAGCCAAGTATTAATATTGATTTCTTAAAGAAAATATATGAGAAATCAGCATTAAAGGAAGATGAGTGGATGAAAAAAGATATTCAAAGTGAAGTGGATAAATTTTTAAATGGGTATATGGATCAGAGACAAAAGGAGTCTGAGTCTAAATTAAGTGAATATGATAAAATTAAGAATAGATATACACATACACATATTGCCAGTCCTCATCATCCTTTATTTAAAGATTATCAGAAAGAGATTCGTTCATTAGATTATAATAAGGATTATGAAATATGGCGTTCTGATTATTATGAAAACTTTTTGAATGTAAAATCAGAAGAAGATTCTAAAATAATTGATTTATGTATAGAAAATTATTTAGAAAGTTTATATTTTACATTAAACTATTATTTAGTAGGGTGTCCATCATGGTCATGGCATTATAAATTCAGAGTAGCACCATTATTAAATGATGTATTTAGCTATTTAGACAAACATAATGATGCGGAAAAATTCAATAATTTCAAATTAGATGGTCCCATGACACCATTTCAGCAATTATTATTTATATTACCTCCTCAAAATAGTAATATATTACCAGAAGTATTAAGACCAATTATGACAGATAGTAGTATTGGAGTGACACAATATTACCCAGAAGAAATTCGTATTGATGCAGCATTTGGTGGCAAAACAATGTACAGTGAAGCCATATTACCAGAAATTGATGATATTAAATTGAAAAATATTATAGAAAAATATGAAAAGAAATTAACTGGTGATGAAAAAAATAGAAATATAATTCGTGAAAAATCATTTGGAAATTAAATTATATTTTATTATATTTTATTATATTTTATTATATTTTATTATATTTTATTATATATATATATAAAATAAATATATATATATATAATATAATGTCAAATAAAAATCATAGTAGTGATACTGAAAACGAACGTCATTTCAGAGTTGTTGAATTAGGAAATAAAAAGGTAGCAATTGGGGGTGTTTCTATTACTAATAAAGGGTCACCTAGTGATGCTGCTAGAAAATTATTAACTTCTATAGCACATGAAAAAGGTCTTAAAAAAATGAAAAAATTAGATTTAGGTAAAATTAAATTTAGAATTCAAGAATACACTCGTGGTTCTAAAAACAAAGTATATGGTCCTTATGAAGGATATTTCCATAAATATACTGCTGCTGAATTAAAAAAAGCCAAGACTGCTAAAGGAAAACAAGGATTTACTATGAGACCTGTTGTTCATTTAGTTTAAGTATTTTTTTTCTGATTATTATTTTAATAATTAATAATTAAAAAATTTATTTTTAGAATTTAAAAATAAATTATTAATATAAATATATGTCTTACTATCAATGTCAAAGATGTTTATTTATATCCAAACAAAAGACTGGTATGATTCGACATCTAGATAGAAAAAATAAATGTATCAAGAATATACAATCATATAAATATCCAGATGATGTATTATATAAAATGTCTTTAGAGATGGTAAAAAATAATAATAATAAATTAATATGTAATAATGTAAATCCAATTAAAAATAAAAGTAAAAATAAATGTAAATATTGTTTTAAATGTTTTTCAACGAAAGGGAATTTAAATAAACATTTAAACAAACATGAAGATGGAAGTATTCCAGTATATCCAGAAGATTATTATAAAAATCAAAAAAATAGTATTATTAATGACTCAAATATTAAAGAAGAAAATTCAAATAATATAAATCAGTTTAAAGATTTTCAATCAAATGTATTTGAATATGAACCAGAATATATTCAAATAAAAGAAGAAGATAAAAACATCAATCAAACTATAAATAATATTACAGTTAATCAACAATTTAATAATTATAATATAATCAATATGAAATATCCAAATGGTTTTGACAAAGATTGGGATTTATCACAAATATCTTATGAAAAAAAATTATTTTTGATGAATACATGTAATACAAAATATAGTGAATTATTGAAGTTTATATTACAAAATGATGATAATTTAAATATTATTTTAGAAAACGAAACAAACACAGGAATTGTATATAAAAATGATATTGAAAAATATATTCATTTAAATAAATCTGATATTATTAATCAATCCTTAACAAAATTAAAATTACAACTTAATAGTTTATGTGATGAAATATTAATTACGAATGATAATGTTCAAAATATTGAAAAATATCAATATGAAAAATTATCTATTAATAAAAAATATGATGATTATAATAAAAATAATAATAATATAAAAAATAGTGTCCAAGAAATTATATCAGATGTTTTTAATGAAAAAAAAGATAAAACGATTGAAATTATGAATCAAATTATTGAAAATGAAACAAATGATAATTTATTAAAGAATGGGTTTTAAAGAAAATTATTATTCAATATTTTTGTACATAAATTTATTTATAGATCATATTCATTTTATATAGTTTATTATATTTTGGCATATTTGTTACTATTTTTAATTCTTTATTATGTTCACTTGTTTTTGTAGAAGCAATAATACTATTGTTAAAAATATTTTTGAATATTAAACCTCCTTGTTGTCTTAAATCTATTCTTACACTATAATATTTACCATCTAAACCTAATAGTTTATTTGTTCCTTCTGGTATTTTATTTAAATTAAAAAAAGATTTAAAATATCTACAAAACGCAAATGGACCAGTAATATCTAATGAATTTCTACCTTTCTTTTTTTGTAATATATCATTTGTAATATTTTCTATTATATATTTAAAAAAAGGATTTCTTGGAATAGTTGCCATAAAAGATATTTGTATTGCTTCATCCCTTATATCTCTTACTAATACCATATCAACATTATCTTTTTGAATATCATAATCTAAGTAAAATTTTTGTGTCATATCACCATAAATACCTCCATATTTATATAATACACAATAACGCCATATATCCGCCTTATATGCAGTTGGTATTAAACTATCATAAGCAGATATAACATTGTTATTCATCGTTTTAATTAAATCATAACATTCATTATCATTAAAATAATATATTTTATTTATTTTTAATTTTTTTTTGTTTATATCAAATATTTCTTCTAAATATGAAGGAGCTAAGTCATAAGGTCCAGTTTTATATAAAATATCAGGGATTTTATTAAAATGTTCGACTTTTTGTATATTTAACTTTATTTTATTATTTAAAAAATAAAATATTAAAAATATTAATAATATTATAATAATATATAACATATATTAATATATAATAAAAAAATATCATTCTATTTATTTAAAAATTCTTTTTTAACATTCTATAAAATTGATTATTCATATATAAATAATCAAACTTTTTTAAATTATTATGCATAATGATTAAAATTAAATAATAAAAAATTTATAATTATTAGTTTCATTTTAGTATTTAATAAAATTATAAATTAAGTTTACATATTATTTTTTCAATTTGATTTTTAAAATCCTTTTTTTTACATTAAATATATTTTTTATTTCTTCATTACTCATGTGACAATCATATCTATTTTGTAGATATTCTTCAACTTTTTTAATGTAATTATTAGTATTTGTTTTTTTTTCAATTTTATATTCACGATTATTTTCATCATAAATAGCACCATTATTTACTAAATTATTAGTTTCTTTATCTGATAAATGTACCATTTTCTTATATTCAAAATAAGTTTCTGGTATCTTAGGAATTGTAATATTCATAAAATATTTATTATTTAACATTATTAAATCAGTACTTGAAGCTGGTCTGTTTCTAATTTTTCTTCTAACTATATCAACATTTAAATCCATAATTTTTATTCCACAAAAATAGAAATAATAATCATTAAATCCAATTATTTCTTCGAAGTATTTAGCACCACATTCCTTTGCCCACTCATCTAACCAATTGTCCCAATGTGATGGCCAATATTCAGAATTTTTTACAACAAAATCTAATTTATCTATTTTTTTAAATTCACTGATTAATTCTTCTTTTTTATCAATATCATCCACATAAATATCAATGTCATTATTTAATCTTAATCCCATTAGCATTAAAATAATTGAACTACATAACATAATTTTTTCTTGAGTAAAATAATTATATGTGAATATATTTTCCTTTAATTTATGAAATTCTTGTAAAGCATTTTTATATTTTTCTGACAGTACATTTTTTAAATTTTGCATTTCCATAAATTTTAATGAATTTTGATTAAAAAATATAGATGATATAATTCTTTTTGTATATGAGTTTTCAGCATAAAATAATATAGAATCTTCCATATTTTCCAATACAATTTTTTCGTCTTTACGATTGATTAATAGTAGTACATTAATTTCAATATTTTCTGATTCATAATTATTACAAAATAAATAATCTTTACATATTTGTTTTACTAATTCATCATAATCATATATATGTTGATATTGGATTTGATATAATATTTTAAATAATATATTAAATTTAACTTGGATTGTTTTAATACCATAAAGAGTATGTATTGTTTTAAATTTTTTCATGTAATAATTATATATTTCTTTTTTTGATAAATTAACTGACATAAGTAAGTTAATATTTTCATAATAATTTATTGTATGATAACAAGCATTATCTATATATTTATTATATGAGTTAATTAATTTATTTTTACTTAATATTTCATTTATTTCGTCATATACTTGTAAGTTTTTACAACCTACATCTTCCCAATATTTTTTTATGGGTTCAAATAAATCTTCTTTTCTTTCTAATACAGACATTATAGATGTACTTGAATTTTGTAAAAAATTCATTTTTTATTTTTTTTTAAAAAAATATTAAAATAATTCTAATTTCCGTACATATTTTTCAAATTTTTTCATATCTTTATCTTTTAATTTACATATATTAATATTGTATTTTAAATAAAAAGAAGATTCAATTTCATTTTTATATTCATTAATTTTGTCTTTATGTTTAATACTATCTATTTTATTATATAATATGTAAAATTTATTGTACATTAATTGATGAATTTCATTTACTTCTTCTATGTTTTCGTATTTTGTATTTTGAAAAATAAAAAGTATAAAATACATATTTAAGTATAATTTTACTTGATTTACAATATTATCTAGCTTTTTACTTTTGTAATTATATTCATTTAATTCGCATTTTTCTATATTTTTATCTATTTCTCTAAAATCGTTTATAATATTTGTTATATTTGATAATCTAAAAGTTCTTAAATTTTTTAATATATCTATATTATTATTGTATTTTTCATGAATACTATTAAATAAGCTATGCGCACCTTTTATTTTATTACTATATAATATTTTATCAACTTCATCTTTTGTTAATAATGTTATGTTTTTATTTGATATTATATTATCCGTTTTTTCTGTTAATATAATTTTTATTTCTTTTTTATTATTATTTATTTGAATAATCGGTTCTTGGTACGTTTCATGTATCATAATATATAATATATTTTTTAAAAAAAAATCTAAATTATTATATATTTTTGTAGTTAGTATTTTATATATTTATACAATAAATTATTGATAAACATATATATTACTTAAATTAGTAATTTATTATTTGTATTATTTATTTTTTATTTCATATTAAATAATAATTTAAAGGTTTGTTAATAAATGTAATATAAAATGTCTATTACAACTAAAATTTATATAAAAAAAAATAATGAAGAATGTTTAGTCGAAACATTCGAACAAGATTTAAACGTTAAAATAACTGATTTTAAAAATCAATTATTGAAAAAATATTTCCCTGAAAATAATTATTTACAATTAACAAATATTAATGAACGTGTTTATAAAGATTATGGATTATTATTTTTTGAATTAGGATTATTACCTAGTACAAATGATAATTATTTATTAAATAAATTTACTACACCAAACAGAACTTTTTCATTTTTAATCCAAGGAATTAATGAAGAAAAAAAAGTATTTAAGCAACCTACACGAATTAATTTTAATAATAAATATAGTAATCAAAAAAATGAAATACCTCATGAAGTAGGTTATGTTTTTAAAGAAGAAGATTTTCCACCATTATGTTAATTTTTTAATTTATTTTTGAACACTTGGAACCCAATAAACATTTCTTGTTTTTTCTAATTTTTCTGATATAACAACTTCACCTTTTGGAGTTGTTTTTTGACGATACACTTTACATTTATAGTGCATATCTTTTTTAATCAATGATTCATATGCACTATGGCATATTTTAATTAATTGTTTAAATAATTCTTTTCTTTCATTTTCTGTTAAATTTCCAACTAAACGAAACGGTGATATTTTAGATTCATAACATGCTTCGCAACGAATATAATTCCCAATACCAGAAAAATATTTTTGTTCAATTAAAAATTCTCCAATTTTCATTTTAGGTCTTTTATTCATTATTTGATTATAAGATTCAAAATTCACTTTTTCATGTACTAAGTCAGGTCCAATTCTATTTAATATTTTATTCAAATCTTCATCATTTAATACATTTAACGTACTAAAATTTCGTAAATCTTCAATATAAAAATCACCTTTATTTGTTTCAAATTTGATATGACATTGTTTTCCATTTTCAAATACTAAATGTCCATAATTTAATTTTATTCCAAGTATTATATCATTTTCAAAATTTACATAAATGAATTTACCTTTATTTTTTATAGATTTGATTTTTGAAGGAAAATTACTCATTAAAATATCAAAATTTTCTGGTAATGGATGTCTAGAATATCTTCCACTTTGGATAATAATATTTTTTAAAATACTATTTTTGAAAGAATTATTAAAAATATAAGTCATATGTGATATTTCAGGTCCTTCAGGCATATTTATAATATAGTATAAAATTAATTTTATAAGTAATAAACTTTTAAATATTTAAGTCACATAAAGTATCATTAATTTTATCTACAAATTTATTTATATTTTTATTAAAATCTTTAGTATTTTTTGGTCGAGTACTAATACTTTTCATAAACTTAGTATCTTTTGTAATATCAAATAATTTTTTCTCAATATCTAATTGACTAATAAAAAACTTTTCACATTTTTTTTTTGTTCCACTACTCATTTTATTCAAAATATTTTTTTTATCTTTACTTGACATTTTATTTACTAAAGGTGAAATTAATCGAATTAAATCGACTTCACCAATATTACAAATATCTTGATATATATTTATTTTTTCAAATGAATTATTATTGGGATACAAATTTATTTTATATAATTTTTCACCATCTTTATATATATTCATCCACTTTTCTAAAATACTTGAAAAAAAGGTGCATTTGTTTTTTATACTATCTTTATCATCTTTCACATTTTTATTAAATTCAAACACTTTTTTATTAATTACATAAGAAATTTCGTTATTACTTAAATTATCTTGATGTACATCATATATTAAATCCAAATAATTTTTAATAAAAATTACTTTTTGTGAATCTATATATTTTTCTAAATATACCATGTCATGCAATATTATATCATAATATGCGTTAAATACATCATTTAATTCATTTGATATATTAGAATTATTCAACATTTCCTCTACTGTTTGAATATCATTTTCTAATATATCAAGTTCATTTTTTATATCATTACAAATAACATTATTGTATATTATCTTGAATAGTTTATCATTAAATTTATTTACCTTTTTTGGTAATTCATCAGGATATTTGACATCACGTCTAATAGCATCAATAAAATCTATTATGACTTTATCTTTTTTATCATTAGACATCATTTTATCTACATATTTTTGTGAATCTTTTTCATATATAATGTGCATCATTAACTTTTTTTGTTCAAAAGAAAAATAATCCATAAATTTGAATTCATTATTAGACCATATGTCAATAATAAAATTGTATAAATATGAACACAATGGCGTGCATATTAAAAAAGAGAAATTTTCAAACAAGTATTTTGTAAAATTATTACTACTCATTATTGGTTTTGGTTTAGTTTTTAGGTATACAAAAAAGTTTCAATTTTTTATGTAAATCATTTTTTACTAGTAGATGATTTTTTTTTTTGTGGAGATTTTACTTTTTTTATAAATTTTTGTTTTGAAACTGTTTTCGTAAATGTTTTTTGTTTTTGTTTTTGTTTTTGATTACTAATTTCTAACTTTCTATCACATTTGTCTATATCATTTTTATAATATTTTTTCATAATTTTTAATACATCAGCAGGAATCTTTGATATTAAATTTAATTTAAGTATATTTTGTCCTTTTCTTAACATAAATAATTCATTATAAACTACATATTGAGTAGCATTTTTTGATGTTAAACTACTATCCCTATCTAATTTACATAAAGTATTTTTAAATGGAAAACATGTTTTATATGTCATTGATTTTTTATCATGTAATTTAGCTATATTTGTTACACCTCCAATACAAAAAGCTAATATTATATTATGTGTCTTATCTTCTAAAATATTTGTTTTTATATTATTTATTAACGTGCCACCCTTTTTATTTTTATTAGAAGATATACTATTTGATTCATTATCAATTAAAACATCATTCATATTTTGAAAATTTTTAGTAGTTGCTATATTTTTAATTACTTTTGTGATATCTCTTGTATTCTTCTTTATTTTATCCCAATGAATTTTAGTATTTTTTTGTACAAATACATTTGGACGAATGCCATTTCTTATACACCATCCTTTAGCTAATTTATTATTTTCAGTATTACGCATTGATCTTGTATTAATTACTTTATTATTATTTTTAACTAATTGATTATTTTCAACAAATGAATTTTTATTCATAAAATCTTGTAAAGATTTATATAAATTTAAAATGCTAATAAAATCCCCATATGGACTATGAAATTGTCTTTGTTTTTTTTCCAATTCTTTTTTTTCTTTTTCTATTTGACTGTTAGACATATTTCTTGATGATGGACGGTATTGTAAAAATAATCCTTTAAATTGATTATCAATTGACATAGAAATTAATACTATATGAGCAACATCATATAAACAATTTAATTTAGCAGATGCTATTAATGCTTTTGATATATTTGGTTCAAATTTTCTAAATTTACTAATTGCTTTACCTAAATTAGTTACTGTAGCTTTATCATCATTGGATGTTATAGCTCCTAATGTATGTAATTTTAAGAAACTAGCCTTTAAAAATATTTCTTTAGGTGGGTCAATTAATTCATTTAAATAAGCTTTTAAATCCCCAACGTTTTTAACATATTTTAGTAATAATAAATCTAATAAATCCGTAGATATATCTGTTTTTTGTATATCTGGTAATGTAAAATCACTAAATTTCTCATAAGCATCTTCTGTATACATTCTGAAACAACTGCCTGGTTTTGTTCTTCCAGCTCTGCCTTTTCTTTGAGTAGCACTTGCCTTTGATATTGGTTCTTCTAATAAACTACGGCTATCTAAATATGGATTATATGATGATTCCATATGATAACCATTGTCTATTACAAAAACTACACCATCAATTGTTAATGATGATTCAGCTACATTTGTGGCAATAACAATTTTTCTATCAAATGGATTATTTGGATCACTGTCAGGATGATTTTTATATTTAAATTTATCAATTGCATACTTTTCTTCCTCTTTATCTGTCTTTGATTCTAAAAGTACAATATATGGATTTGCTTCTGATATATCTTTGAGTTTTGATTCTAATAAATTTTTAATTTTATTACCATCCCCGGCAGCTTTCATAAAGATTAATATATCTCCTTCTTCTTTACTTTTTAAAATTTTAATTGTACGATTAACTGCTTCTGGAATCCAATCTTGTGGTTGTTTTGGTTCATAATCTATTTTTACATCAAATGATTTTCCGTCAATTTCAAAAGTGTTAAATTTTAATTTTTTATTATCTTTTAAATAATAATTTTCAAAGTGTTTTGTATCAACTGTAGCACTCATTAATATTAATTTAAAATCAGGACGTTTTTTTATAATTTCTTTCATTAATAATATTAAAAAATCTATGTCAATCGATCTTTCATGTACTTCATCAATAATAGCACAATCATATTCACTTAGTAAATTATCTGCATTTGTAATATAGGATTTAAGACTACCAGATGTGGTAAATACAAGTTTTGTTTTATCATTCATATTTCTATCTCCACTAACAAAATAACCTACTTCTTCTCCCATTAATACATCTAAACATTGAGATGAAAATTCAGCATTTGAAGCAGCTAATTTTCTTTTAGGAACTGTACATATTACCTTTTTTTTGAAATTAAAAGCATGAAGTGCTACTTTTGGAACAATTACAGTTTTACCAACTCCAGTACCTGCTTTTATCATAGTTACATGGTTATTTCTTATTGAATCTAATATAGTTGAAATGTGTTTATACATAGGTAGATTTGTCCAGATGTAAGATAAATTCTTATATGTTTTATAATATAATTTACCTGCTAATTTACCACCTTCATATCGGTCCAATATAGTAGAATAATAATTTTGGTATTCATCTCCAGTTAAAGGATTTATATTTTTACCAAGTGGGTCATATAAACCAATTGGTTCTTTAAATTTATTTTTTAGATTATTTGAATTCAAATACTTATTATAAAATTTATAATTATTTGACTTGTTTATATATTTATTATTAATATTACGTAACTTATTGTTTTCATTATTTATTTTATTATTTTTTTTAGTATTTGATGAATTATTACTAAATAATGACAGCATTACTATTATGTGATATATTTTTTATAAATTTTAAAAGTTGTTTTTAATAAAATATATTTGTTTATATATGTGTTATGATAGAACAAATAACATAATAAAAATTAAATTATATATTGTTTTTATTTTTTATAACAATATTTAATTGGAGTAAAACACAAACCACAATATATATTATAAGAATTATACATATAAATATGTAGAAAAATATATAAAAATTGATTTTGTAAAATTCATTATATTTAATAAATATAATGGACGAGTATAAAGATTTATTAACTTGTTTGATGATTAATGAACCTAGACCTAAATTACCTAAACCAAATAAATGTTCTACATGTAAATCATATGTTAATGATTTATTATGGTGTGGTAAAAGAAATAATAAAATTAAATATAATAAATATACATGGAAATGTAAAATATGTTTTTAAATTATAATATTATGTAAATGATATTCTTCCCATGAAGATGGACTTTTTTTTGTTCCTCCATCATATTTAACAGCATATCTTTGTTCTAACATCCATAAATTTAAATTTTGATTACCTAAATATACATCACATAACAATCTTCCATATTTTTCTGTTTTTACATTTTTCAGAAATACATATTGATTCATAATTTTTTCAGAAAGTGCATCTCTTGCTTTTTTAGCTATTTTTTTTTCTTCTTCATTTGAACCTTTAATTTCAGGTGTATCTATTCCATTAAGACGTATATGAAACTTATAAATTTGTGAATTTTTTAAATGTGGTATTTTTGAAGCTACTGTAATTGTATCTCCATCATATACTTTAACTACACGACCGGAATCTATAGGAGGTATAAATTCTGGAAGTTCTTTTACATTAAGGTCTTTTGGTACTTTTTTACCTTCTAATATACTAATACTTAAACATGTACCCATTATGATAGTTATAATTATAAAGTTATATTTATATATTTATTATTTAAAAAATTGACATTTTCTATCATAATTTAGAGAAGATTATAAATAATACTTATCATTTAGATTTAATAATTATTATTTTATCATCTGTAATATTTACGTTATATTCTTTATTCATAGATAATTTTATATTTTTATGGTAATTTTGTAAAATAGTATCAATAATTTTAAATTTTAAATTTAATGAATATTTATGAGAAATCTGCAGTAATAGTTTTTTCAATATATATTTCTCTTGAATGATTTTTTCTTTTATTATTTCAATATTATCATTCTTAAAACTAACTTTTTGAATTAAATCCTTCAAAATATATTCATTAATAATTATATTTAAATCATCTGATTCTTTTCCAAGTCTCAATAAATTATCTTTATATTTTTCAGTATAACAGTCAATACATTGTGGAAATATATTATTTCTCATTTTTCCTCGACAGCTCCAATTTGGAGTAGTATCTAAAAAATAATGTATTTGATATTTATGGGCAATTTCGTAGATTTTATTTTTACGAATGGCAAGTAATGGACGAAAAATATGTACGTCTAGTATTTCATTTTGTTCTTTTAAAACAGTTAAATCTGTAATTTCTCTATTTCCGCGCATAATATTATTAAAAATATTTTCGACTAAATCATCTTCATGATGAGCTAAGAATACACCATCTAATTTATATTTTATGCATAATTCCCTATATAATGTATAGCGAATTGAACGTGATTGTTTTTCGTAAATGTCTCTTTTTATTTCACATCGTTTAAAATCCAAATCAATATAGTGTAAATCATAATTTTTATTTTTACAATATTCAATTAAAAAATCTTTTTCTTGATTACTTTCATCGCGATTATTGTAATTAATATGACATAATTCTAATTTTAAATCAACACTATTATTTTGAATAATGTGATATAATAATTCAAATAATACCATAGAATCAACGCCCCCACTTAATGAGATTAATACATGATTTAAATTATTTTTCTTTATGAATTCACATAGTAATTCATAAAGATGTTCATGTTTTATTTCAGAAAAAGGTATAGCTTTTTCATAATTCGGTGCATATTCAAGTAATGAATAATAGGACTCCATTTTTTTATAATCTTTAAGACTAAAAAAATCAATTTTTATAATTTTTACTAATATTACACTTAAATTGTATATGAAGAAAGTATTGTACCAGCTTTTGAAATCATATTAAGTTCTAGCCAAAATCCCATATTAAATAGAATTACGGCAAATGCATGTATTTTTTGGTCAAATATTGTTTCAGCAAATAAACCTTCAATCGCACCACCCAATGCAATTAATATTGGTGGAGCTAAAGAATTAATTATATGTAAAGGACCAGGATATACTAAATCACCCAATTTAGAGAAAGCATAAAGATTTAATGAAGCTGATAAAATAAAAGGTACTAATGTACTCCATGCTAATGGAAATGTTGAACCACCTGCTGTATTTTTCCATTTAAAATTAAATGTTGCTTTATAATCTTGATTTCCTAGATATCCAATAAAAAAACCTAGTATTGATAAAAATTTAAGACAACCTAAGAAATAAGATGGTCCTAAGATAGAATAGGAAAAGGCTTGTAATCCAATATATTGCATATTAAAAATAAAGAAATAAGCAACAATTCTTAACCATTGATTGTTTTTGTCGGAAACAATTACATTATTATCTTCATCTTTTCCTCTTAATGGACTATCAAAAGGTGCTACTTGCCATCCTTCGTATGTATGCATCATAATACCTGGTAGTCCTCCAAAAAATGCTACAATAGGAGAAAGTAGGAATAAGAGAGTTCTTTGATTATCATTGTCAAAATAATTGGTCCATTCATCGCTATGATTAAGAATAGATTGTGCCATTAAAAATGCGGGGATAATTGGTGCCCAATGAATAAATTCAACAAAATTTAACATTAATGAATTAGCTGTATGTGCCATATTAATATCAAAAAGGGATTTTTTAGGTTCAGCTTTATTCCAACCCCATGATGGATTTGAAGGAAATCCAATCGAAAACCACTTACTTTCAATTGAAAAATAAGATTTTTTATTATTTATAATTTTATTATTATTCATTATTTAAAATAAATTTTTATTTTTAAATATATATTTTTAAAAAAAATTAAATAAATATTTAAATAGTTTTTATATCGATTAACCATGTTTCAACTAAATTTAAATTATCAATTTTAATACTTGTAATAGTAATATGTGTGTGTTTTGGTGTATTATCATGAAATATAATTTTATTTTTATCTATTGTAATGAATTCAAATTTATTATATAATAATAATTCATTAATATTAATTTGTTTAATATCTTCAACTAATAATTCTTTATTAACATTTTCTTCAATTTTATCAAGATTACTTTTCGCATCACTGTCTGCATCACTGTCTGCATCACTGTCTGCATCACTGTCTGCATCACTGTCTGCATCACTATATTCAGATTTTTTATCTAGTATAAAATGAGTTGTTGTATTAATTTCTAAATATTTATTTGGTTCAACATCAATTAATAAAAATGTGTATGTAATACCAATATTATTTTTATTTAATAAGGAAGGTAAATTTATGATAATATTATTGGTACAAATATTACATAAAAAGATTGAACCGGTTAAATCTGATATTAAATCAATATATTTATCTTCTGTTGAGTTGTTAATATTTAAAACTGTTTTTTTATAAAAATTTCCATTAGATATTACATTAATATTTTCTTCTTCTAAAAAATCATTAATAATATTATTATTTTTGACAAGATTCCCGGAATAATATAAATTATTAAAATTATATAATTTACTACCTAAATTTACTTTTGAATCACTTCCTGGTTCTATTGATTTAATTTTATTATTTCCAAGTACAATTGTGTTATTGTTATGTCCTTCTGCATATGAGCCAATTACTATTTCATTATATGAATTATTATTAGAAGTTTGAGAATTTCTCCCAATTAAAATATTTAATTTTCCATTTTCCAAATTGTTACCAGAAAATGAACCCAATGCTGTATTAGAATCACCATTTACATTATTTAATGACCTAAATCCGATTGATGTGTTATTAATTCCTGACTCATTTTTTATCATTGAAAAAGAACCTAATGATGTATTTTGATAACCTTTTTTATTCGACTTCATACAAGAAAATCCAAAGGCACTATTATTATTTGATTCATTATTTAATAATGCATTAAAACCTTTTAATGAATTATTTTTTTTTAATTTACAACATTTTTTTTGAATTCCAATATCTAAATTTTTACTCATTTTTTTATTTAAATAAAATAATATTTTTAAAATGTTTTTACAAATATTATAAAAATATTATTTTATTTAAATAAAAAAATGAGTAAAAATTATTGCAGTAAAAAAAATGAGTAAAAATGAGTAAAAATTATTGCAGTAAAAAAAATGAGTAAAAATGAGTAAAATTATTGCAGT